CAGATTTGCCGGAAGATCAGATCGCTGGACTCCTCGCCACCTGGCGCAACGCACGCCAAAACAAATCCACCGCCTACTTGACGCAAAACTTGTCATTTGAACCGACACAATTCTCACCCGAGGATCTGTCCTGGAACGCGGCGCGTCAATACTTCGCCACCGAGATCAGTCGCCTGATGAACCTACCCGCGCATTACTTGTCCGCTGACATCAACTCCAGCGACGTGTACTCCAACATCCAGGACGAGCGCCGTCAGCTCGTGGACATTTCACTCATCGGCTACATCACCGCGATCGAGTCCAGGCTTTCGATGGATGACATTTGCCCACGCGGCCAATACGTTCGCGCAGAAATCAACGAATCCTTCTTGCGGTCAGATCCCATGACGCGCCTGAACGTCCTCGAAAAGATGCTCACTCTCAACCTCATTACAGTTGAACAAGCGCGAGTCATGGAAGATCTCGCACCCTCCGAAGGAAGCCAGGCAACCTACCTATGAAAATGACATTCAGTTCCGAAATAACTGCCGCCGATACAGAGACACGCACCATCACCGGACTCATTGTCCCTTTCGGTGCAACGGGCAACACCAGCGCCGGAGCCGTCGTCTTTGAACCAGGCTCCATCACTATCCGCGCAGGCAAAACCAAACTCTTTGCAGACCACGACAACCGACAAGTCCTCGGTTCCATGATTTCTCACGAAATCACCACCGCCGGAATCATGGCATCGTTTAAGATCGCCAACACCACAGCAGGAAACGATGCTTTGGAATTGGCAGCATCGGGCTTGAAGTCGGGACTCAGCGTAGGCGTTGACGTGAAGGCATCCAAACCCTCTGATGGCGTCATGTACGTCAGCCAATCAGACCTCCAAGAAGTCAGTCTTGTAGAATCTGCCGCATTTTCTGAGGCAGAAGTTTACAAGGTAGCTGCAAGTGAAACAGATCCAGAAGAAACCCCAACCAATGAAAGCGAGGCTTCGATGAGCGAAGCAACCCCAGAAGTCGAGCCAGAAGTGGTCGAGGCTTCACGCAGTCGTGTCCCAGTCGCCTATACGGAAGCACGCAGTCCGATCTTTGACTCCGGCACTTATCTCCAACACACCATCCGCGCCACTATGGGCAACGACGAATCCAAACTCTACGTCCGCGCAGCAGACGCACAAGCCCAACGCTTGTATGCAGCTAATGACAGTTTCACGACCAACCCTGCATTCAGCCCCACGCAATTCGTGTCGTCCGTCATTGACACTTCGGTGATGACTCGTCCCACCATTGACGCACTCGGTGGCGCACGCCCACTCAGTCCATCGGGCATGACCATCGCGCACCCAAAAATTACGACCAACGCATCCATTTCAACGGTCGCAGAAGGTGGATCCACAGCATCGACCCAAATCGTCTCCGCTTACGTCAACGCGACAGTCGTGAAACTTGCTGGCACTCAGATCATGTCCACGGAACTCTTGGATCGCTCTGACCCATCATTCTTCACCGCCATGATGGAAAACTGCACCCGCGCCTACGCCAAAGCATCCGACTCAGCAGTCATCGCTGAAATTGTGTCCGGTGGAACGCAAGCATCAACGCAAGCTGCAACGATCGCAGGATTGCAAGCCTACGTCGCACAAGCCGCACCAGCCGTCTATGCAGGAGCAGGTGAAGTTGCCAACTCATTCATCGCTGGCACTTCCGTCTGGTCAGCCCTTATCGGTGCAAACGATTCAGCGGGTCGCAGCATCTTCAACGCTGCACAACCACAGAATGCCAACGGTCAATCCTCACCACGCGGACTCCGCGGGGACATGATGGGCTTGGATCTCTGGGTTGATGCCAACATGGTCAGCACCACGATCGACGATTGCGCGTTCATCACCACACCATCCGCAATCGCTATCTACGAATCTCCACAACTCACCCTTTCGGTCAACGTCGTCGCAACGGGTGAAATAAGTGTTCTCCTGTATGGGTATTTTGCGGTCAAAACTTTAATTAGTTCGGGTCTGCAAAAATTTAACCTGACATAAATCGACCGCTACCTCCGCAGATCCGTCCCAACTGCGGGGGTAGCTTTCACGGGACACTTGGAAGGAGGTAGCGATGACGGCTTCATTCGTGACGCTCGCAGAACTGCGCAGCGCACTTGGAATAGGCTCTTTATACCTTGACGCAACGATTGAAGAAGTATGCCAAGCGGCTCAGGATCTTGTGGACGTCATGCTGTGGCATAACACGGCACCCGTCATCGCTACCTCACTTACCAACAACGTTGCCACCATCGCTATCGCCTCCACACCCGTGTTCAACGTCGGGCAAACCGTAACCATCACTAACTGCGGGGCAACCTATAACGGGGCTTACACCATCACCGGACTTACTTCTGGAGAGTTCTGGAACACGTCTATTTATCAGACCGGCGCATTCGCGTGGGGTAACTACTCCGGACTCACCCAATCAGGGATCTCCTATATTCAATACGCAAAAACTGCCAGCAACGATCTGACACACCTTGTGCGCCCGTATGGGAAGGCAGCAGCAGCCGAACATGGCACCGCCTACGCCAGCGTGCCAGCCGTCAGAGAAGCCAGCCTTATGGTCGCGATTTCGATTTGGCAATCCAGGCAAGCCCCCGGCAACGGTGCCTCTTCCATCGACTTCGGTGTCCCGCAACCCTTCAAGATGGGCTTCGCGTTGATGGCAACGGTGCGCGGACTTCTTGCCCCATATCTCGCCCCTTCGGTGATGGTCGGCTGACATGTCTTTCGCCACCCTCCGCACAGCTCTTGCCACCTCAATCGCAAACCCCAGCGTGTGGTCAACGTACTCATTCCCGCCACCCCAAGTCACCGCCAACAGTTGCTCGATCGTCCCCGATGACCCTTACGTCCAGCCGACTAACAATGGCAGTCTTTTATCTTTAACGGTCAGGTTCAAGATCGAGATGGCGATCCCACTCTTTGACAACCAGGGAAACTTGGCGGGGATTGAAACTATGCTCCAGGCACTTATTCCGCTGATCCCTACGACGTATAACATCAGCAGCATTTCACAACCCCGCGTCATGTCTTTGCCGTCCGGTGATCTCCTCACTTGTGACGTATCCATCGAAACACTCACAAGTTGGAGTTGATATGAGTTACACGATCCTCGCCGGAAACCTGGACGGATTCAAAGAAGGCGACACAGCAACCGACAAAGAATTGGAACCACACGGCATCAAGTGGCTCCTCAGCATTGGAGCCATCCAATCAACAACCACCACAAAAACAATCAAGAAAGATGAGGAATAGTCATGGCTGTATTTTTTAATCAAGCGGTGGTGTTCAAGATTGGATCTGCCACCCCATCCGTCACACTTTCAGACCACGTCAGCAGCGCAACCTTGACGTGGAAATATGACTCCCTAGAAATCACCAGCATGGGCGATTTGGCACATAAGTACGTCCAGGGGTTACAGTCCGGGCAACTGGATCTTGAAATCTTCAACGATCTCGCTGCCACCAACGTCACCACCACGCTCAACGGTCTAGTGGGTGCAACCGCTTACTGCTCACTCCAACAAACGGCAGCAGCCACATCAGCCACCAATCCGCTCTACTCATTCACCGTATTTGTCGATCAGGTCACTCCCATCGTCGGAGCAGTTGGCGAAATGAGTACCCAGTCGCTGTCGTACCAGTTGAACTCAGTCGTCACAATGACAACTGCATAAATCCAAGTTGAAAGGGACACAACATGGCACAACTTAAGATCACGTTGGTGGATGGGGAAATCAAAATTTTTCCCATCACGCCCACGATCGAGGTGGCATTTGAGAAATATGCCAAGGGAGGATTTTCCAAGGTGTTTCGCGAATCAGAACGTGCGACCGACATCTACTGGCTGGCTTGGAAAGTCTTGGAGCGTTCAGGTGCAGAAGTGCATCCGCCGGAATCGGAGAAGTTCCTGGACACTCTCAAAAGCGTCGAGGTGATTGACGATGACCCAAATGGCTGACGCGGGACACGCTGACGTGGCAGTTGGCGTGGCTCGCACTCGAAACCCACATGTCACCCACCGAACTACTGGCTGAAGATCCGATCATGCTCCGCGCTTTGATCGCCGTCGTAAAGGAGAGGAGCAAACATGGCGGAGTCCATTGACAAACGCTCCCTCGATCTTGTGCGCCAGTTCGCTCCCGATCTGAACAAAGCCATGAA